GTATGGTTCTTAAGAAGCCTATGAAGGCTGTTGTCAAAGCTCCTATGAAGACTCCTATAAAATCAATAATTAAGAAAGCACCTGCTAAGGTGATGAAGAAGAAATGAAGATTCCTATTAAATACTCTGCTGCTGAAGCACAAGCTCTCATTGCACAGAAGATGAGGGATAAGAATCTTACATTCAGTGAGAAGCGTGAGTTGGAAGATCAATATGCTCAACTAGCAGAGCGTTCATTTGCTAAGGGTGGAGTTGTTACTAAAGGAAACAAAATGGCTACTAAGAAAATGTCTGACATAAAACATGAAAAAAAAGAGTCTATGAAAACAAAAAAGAAAGAAGTAATGATGTCTAAGAAACCTATATTAGCTATTATGATTGGTATTGATAAATCAAAAAAAATACGTAAATAATGTACTTAACTAGTAACATCCCATATTTTAAATGTTGGGTTAGAAAAGAATTTACAAACGGTCATCAAGACTATCATGGTGAATACATTCATGGCTTAGCCGTGGCAGTTACAACCATACCAGACAGATGTCTTAGTTTTCAAATTATTTTTACTGGATGTGAAGCTGATGATGGAAGTCAACCTAATGTTCATGGTGGGGCTATGTGGGCAAGAATGCCTATTACAGCTTTAGTTGGTGATATACCTTTAGAGAATTTCCCTGAGAGAATGGCTACTCATTTAGCCCAGCCTTGGGATTGTAATAGTTACAATCATTCAATTATAAAGATAGAGAGAGCACAGCCTTCTCCTTGGCGATGTAAGATAAATAATGAATTTTATACAGGCAGATATTTGTTTACAGTGGATTACGCTGAAAGTGAAGTGGCAGAAGATCCTGCTCAACATAAACAAAGTCATGTCTTAATGTTAACGGATGCTGGTGAGTGGACAGGAAACATTGTAGCTTTACCTAATAACAGGGTGAGAGTTACTAGTCCAGCATATTGGGTCTTAGGAGAGGGAGCACCTGACTTTAGACCTAGTCAATGGATTCATTGTGCTGAACAAGATGATTCGTACATGGATGCAGAGGTAACTTTCAACAATTTATACAAGGAGAAAAATTATGAAAGCAAAAATGATGGCTAGTGGTGGTATGGCTAAAAAAGGATATGCTGCTGGAGGCATGGTTAAAAAGGGATATGCTGCTGGTGGTTTGGCTATGGTTGAAAAAGCAGGAAAGAAAGTTCCAGCTTTTGCTGCTGATGGTATAGGTAAGATGGCTAAAGGCGGCATGGTTAAAAAAGTAATAAAGAAAAAATAATGAAACCCAAGTCTAAAGTTAATCAAGCAGGGGTTTATACAAAACCCACTATGCGTAAAGCTTTGTTTGAACGAATTAAGGCTGGGTCTTCAGGTGGTGATGCTGGTGAGTGGTCAGCTAGGAAAGCGCAATTGTTAGCAAAACAATATAAAGCAAAGGGTGGGGGCTATAAATCATGAAAGACCCACAACAGTCTTTAAAAGATTGGGGTAAGCAGAAATGGCGTACTAAGAGTGGTAAGCCTTCGTCACAGACGGGTGAAAGATATTTACCAGAGGCTGCGATAAAGTCTTTATCAGCAGCAGAGTATGCAGCAACCACAAAAGCTAAAAGAAAAGGCACTGCTGCGGGTAAGCAATTTGTAGCGCAACCAAAGAATGTTGCAAACAAAACAGCAAAGTTTAGAAAATGATAACCAGCTATCCCGATCCTATACAAACTCCTTATGAACTCTTAGTTGCTCAGGGATTGGTGACGGGCGTTTCTAGTTTATTTAAGTTTGGTTTTAATTCTGATATAGATACAGCAGAAGAAACTGTTTGGGATGGTGGAGGTATATACATATATCCTTCTTCTGCTCTTGCTATGACAATAGTGAGTTCAAGTGTTAATGATGCTGCTGCTGGTACAGGCGCTAGAACAGTGACTGTTATTGGTCTTGATACAAACTATCTTGAGGTTACACAAGTTGTTACACTTAACGGAACAACACCTGTGTCTATACCAACATCATTAATTCGTGTCTATCGTGCTTTTGTAACTACGGCTGGTTCAGGTGGTACAGCAGCAGGTACTTTAACAATTGCTAATGGTGGAACCACTTATGCTCAAATAACGTTAGGTGCAAATCAAACGTTAATGACTGTTTACACTGTACCTGCTGGCTACACTCTCTATCTTACTTCAGGGTTTATTACCACTGGTTCTGCTTCTGCTAATCAATACATTGTAGCTAGGCTTATTCAAAGACCTTTTGGTGGTGTGTTTAGAGATATTTCTAGACTGACAGCACCATCTGGTCAAGTGAGCTTTGATGGTTTTGCTGCTCCTTTAAAGTTTTTAGAAAAAACAGATTTGGAAATAAGAGCTTATGGATCATCTAACAATAATGAAGTGTCTGGTGTATTCTCTGGTTTTCTAATAAAAAATTAATATGGCAACAACAAAAAACAGAACACTGTCTACAGTGTTAACAACCAGCAATCAAAATGTTTATGTTGCCCCAACATTATTCAAAGCTGACATTGATTCTATTTTAATAACAAACGATAGCTCTAGTGCTGTCTCTGTAACAATGGAATGGTATAGCATAGTATTGAATACCTATTACAAAGTGTTAGGAACCATTTCAATAAGAGGTAACAGTGTTTTACAGATTGAAAGACCTTTAGGTCTTGACCAACAAGACAGCATCAGAGCCTTGGCTAGCACAGCAGGTGTCATCACTGTCACCATCACAGCAACTGAAACATACACCACCTCAACATTATAAAAGACCATATATGAACCATTAACCGGGTTTATCGTTCATATTAGACAACATAGGATCCATTATGGCAAAAGAACTTACAGAACAACACAAGAAATTTCTAGACGTATTATTTAGCGAAGCCAATGGAAACATTGTTGCAGCAAAGCGTCTTGCTGGCTTTTCAGAAAACTACAAGACAGCCCAGCTAACAAACTATTTAAAAGAAGAAATCATTGAGGCTACACAGCTATACATTGCTATGAATGCACCACGTGCTGCTATGGCAATGGTTGGTGGTATACTTGATCCTACAGAGCTTGGCATCAAAGAGAAGATGAATGCTGCTAAAGATTTGTTGGACAGGGCTGGATTGGTTAAGACTGACAAGATTCAAGTTGAGAGTAGCAATGGTGTTATGATATTGCCAGCGAAGGATAGAGTAGAGGAAGAGTGATGACTAGAGACATTGGTGCATGGATATTGCCACAAGCTCCTAAGACCTCTGACTATGTATCAATACCAAGAATAGGTCGTACCATTCCTTTTGGTTATGAAGCAGACCCAGAGAATGAAGGATGGTTAAAACCTATACCAAAGGAGCTAGAAGCTCTTGCCAAAGCCAAGCTATATCTAAAACAGTATTCATTGCGTGAAGTGTCTATATGGCTTACCAAGATATCTGGTAGATATATTTCACATGTAGGTTTAAGTAAACGAATAAAAGATGAGCGATCATACAAAAGACGGTCTACAACTTACCGCAACCTTGCCTACAGGTACAAAGAAGCGCTCGACAAAGCGCAAGCCTACGAAAAAAGAATTGGCTCCGAAGCCAGCGATAGTTATTTCGACAGCGAACAATACAGAAGACTCACAGAACAATCCGTCCCCAATATTAGTTAAAGAAGAACCTGTTGTTGAACAACAGAACATCATCTTTAAACCTAACGTAGGACCACAGACGTTCTTCCTTGCTGCTGCAGAGCGTGAGGTGTTGTATGGTGGTGCTGCTGGTGGTGGTAAAAGTTATGCTATGTTGGCTGATCCGTTACGTTATATGGGTCATCCACAATATTCTGGGTTATTGTTACGACACACCACAGAGGAATTGCGTGAACTCATCTGGAAAAGCCAAGAGATGTATCCGAAGATATATCCCGGCATTAAGTGGTCAGAGAGAAAAATGCAATGGCAAGCACCTTCTGGTGCAAGACTTTGGATGTCATACCTAGACAGGGACGAAGATGTGCTTCGGTATCAAGGTTTGGCGTTTAGTTGGATTGGTTTTGATGAGTTGACGCAATGG